GAGCCACTCCTCTGTGGACATACTCTGTCCCTGTTTCTCCATCTTCTCGTTGTCCTTCGACAAAGAGTTTTCCGTCTTGTGTGTAGACATTGACTTGTTTTTTCTTAAATCCTGCGAGTGCTAACTCAAGCCTGGATTCAACGTTACTGACCTGAATTAGATTATACGGTGGATAGTTTGACGTTGTTTCGTGTAGTGTAAACAGACGATCAAAGTATTCATCCATACCGATGCTGTTCCTATTTATACGATCAAGCAACTGATCCAAGTTTGCAGCATTGTACTTCATGAGGTTAGTCATTTTACTTCTCCTTTGTAAGCGAGATTTGATTGTGTGGACCCGTTCGGCATCCACTACTAATTATACATGATACGAAAAAAGACGGTGTAGTAACAACCACACCGTCTTATAGGGGTTTCCGACTTTTGAAGCGACCGCACGAAAGATCGCAAAATTATTTATTCGGTTTCTTGAGTTTTATTTTTCTTACCGATATTATATTTTTGCTCCAGAACCCAGTCCGACTTATCTTTGTAAGACAGGACTTTGATCTGGTTCAGAGGAGCAATGTCTGCTACAGAATCTGGGACGACAACAGAAATGAGACCCCAGTCAGCAAGAAGACGAGTAATACGGTTGCGACGCTGAACGTCATTAATAGTAAGGTTAGCGTGTTTGCCATCTAAAGCAAATAACTCCTTAAAGTGTACGATATAGTATCTACCCTGTTTATGGAGAATATGGCAACTTTGATAAAGTTTCTTTTCTTTTCTCGACGCTACACCAATACGAGTCAATGTTTCCCTGACCTTCAGAAAGTCGTCTGGTTCATTCAAGAGCACCTCTACCATCTGGTCCTGTGACCATTCCACTGTCGGTTCCACCGTGTTTGTCATGTCATTCCTCCAACATCAAGTCGTTGTTTAATAAAGTTAATCTGTTCTGTGGTCAGGATTTTCAGAGCTTGAGATGCTTTTTCATTACTATAACCATAGTATTGTTTTATACATTCTAGATCCTTGACTTTATCCTTACGGAGCCAGGGAGAGAATCTCTTTCTTTTCCTCAAAGTATTTAGATAAAACGAATATTGCATATCTTTATCAATAAAGTTATACTTGTTCATTTCATTTGCAAACATCACACAATCCAAGTGACCAGACAGACAACGATTGACAATGTATGGCGGATAATCCTTGATATGTTCTGATAGATCTTCTTTGTTGAAGTTGATTGAATTAAGCCAGTCCTTTAGTTCCATTAACGAATAATCTCCAAATCAGCACCCGGTTCCCAAATCTCAAGTTGTGTTCTCAATCTACCCTGAGATTGAAGTTTCTCATATCTCTTGGTTGCTTTCTTCTTCCACCAAACAATCGCCTCATCCATCGAGTGCTCGAACTTCCCAAAGTAATATCTCTTCTTTTCAGTTAGAGATTTTGCATGATCAATACAGTCATTAAACTGTTTGAGTTTGTTCTCATCCTTTAGTGATTTACGGATGATAGAGATCATCTTGGTTTGAATCTTGAGTTTCTTGGATGACTTGTCTGCAGGAATCAGACGTTCCCCACCGTTACGCTCATTGAACCACCAGAAGAAGTCCCTAAACTCATCATCATGGAAGAGGGGTAAGAAGTTGCTCTCAGTGTCCCCTATGTGCCTTAGAAAGGGTTTGAGTCCATCATACATGGACACACCCTTGGTCGTGCCATAGAGAGAGGTTGTCTCAAAGTATTTGAGATCTGTTCCATACTTATCATCAAACTGATGCTTAAGTTCCTTAGAACATGCTAAGAGAGCGAGTAACTTTCCGCCCAGGTAATTGAACCCGAAAGGTTGAGTAGGAACAATGTTAAAGCCCATGACAAAATGAGCATTAATATCAGAAAGAGGAAGGACTTCACCAAAGTAGTCATTACGTGGTTTGCTATTAATCGTTGGGGATCCAAAGCGAACAACACCAATGACTTTATTGGTATTTGTTTCTACTACAATCCACTTGTGAGTCCTACCTGGGATTGCTTCTTCAATAGCATTTGATGCGGTAAGATTTAGAGTTTCTGAATACAACCATTGATTGTATCTTGAAGTAGTTTTAGGATTAGTATCAACAACATGAACCTCAAAGTTCATATCATTTGGATGCACATTAAATGCATCAAAGAACTCTACATCTGCACCAAACAATGATCCAGATCTCTCACTGATACGGTCTTTCTTTACAAAGCGAAGATAATCATCGATACGATTGAACTGAGTATAATAATCAATAAATTTATCTGCAGCATAAACTGCGTCACTTTCACTCAATAACATCAGAGAAAATCAGGTCCTCTATCACTTTTATGGAGAAGAACTCCATCAACTTTATCCATCAAATCT